TCGGCCACGGGGAGGCACGGAAGGCCTACCGGGCGGCGGTGCTCGCCGCCCCCATCGTGGTGCTCGACGACTTCGGCACCGAAGAGCCGAGCAGCCGGGCCCAGGCGGCGCTCTTCGACATCATCAACGCCCGCTACAACAGGGGCGCCGAGGGCGTCACCATCGTCACGACCAACACCAAGGCGGCAGACATGGCCCTGCGCTATGCCGCTCTGGACCAGCAGGCCATCAAGCGGCTTGTCGACCGCCTGCTCGAACGCAACAAGGCCCTGGTTTTCGAGGGGCCGCCCTACCGGGCCCGGCTGCGGGAGGACTGGTAACCGCATGAAAGGAAGCACCAACGTGGCAATGCCCGGAACCCGGGAGGCGATCGGCTGGGCGCCGGCCTGCGCCTGCCCGCCAAGAGGCAAATCCAGCAGCGGCGCCCGTTCTAGCCATGGCTGAGCACTAGAGAAAACTTGAGTTCCACGCCCACCGCCACCACAGGCCCATGTGAGGACCACCCCGATGACCCAGACCAAGACCTGCGACAAGTGCCAGGCCACCAAGCCGCTCAAGCGGTTCGCCTTTGTCGACCCGAAATGCACCAAGTTGGGCCAGACCTGCCTGGACTGCCTGAACGCCAAAAACGCCAAACACGCCGCACCCCAAGCTATCGCTGCCTGCCCGGTCTGCAAGAAGCTGCCCCAGTACGGTCACGACTCCTGGTGCACCCCCGAGCGGCGGGCCAACGCCGAGGCCGAGCGCCTCGCAACCAGCCCGCCCCCGCCGATGGTCGTCCGCCAGGGGCCCATCACCTTCGCCGGCCCGCCGCAGCGCGTGAGGCCTGACGGGCCCGCCGCCCACTTCGGCCTCCACCCCGACGAGCTGACATACCGAGGCCGGCGAGGTGGCGCTGCCAACCGGGCGCGCATCGAGCGGGAGCGCCAGGCATCGCGAACCCCGGCAGCCGCACCGCAGGCGGCCCCAGCGGCGGCAGTTACGGAGCCCAGACCGGGACTGGCGGAGCTTATGGCCAAGGCCAGGGCCAGCATCCGCAGCGACGCCGAGCTGATCGCCGAACTCATCGACCGGATCAAGGCCACGAAAGGAGCCACAGCGTGAAGATCCAGCTTTTGCCCGCCATGTGCAAGGACTGCGGCTGCGACATCCCCCGCCGACGGGGCACCGAGCGGTGCGGGCCGTGCGGCCAAGCGCATCGCCTTGCACAGCGATCGGAGCGCAACCGGGCCAACTACCAGGCCCGCAAGCTCAAGGTGATCCGCCGGCTCCTGGGTGGTGGAGGTGCGGCATGACCGTGAAGCACCCAGCGAAATACTCGCCGGAGATCCTGCCGGTGATTGCCCGCTACGTCGACGGTGCCCGATCGGTCCTCGACCCGTTCGCCGGCACCGGGCGAATCGGTCAGATCAAGGGAATGGTCACCGGCCACCCGCCGGCCGTGGTCGCCAACGAGCTCGAGCACGTCTGGCTGGCCGAGGCCCGGTCCAACGGCTGCGACATCATCATCCAGGGCGACGCCCGCACGGTCAGCCGGGGGCTCGGCGGGTTCCGCATCGAGGCGGTGGCAACCAGCCCGGCCTACGGCAACCGCATGGCCGCCGAGTATGCCGCCGCTGTCAACCCGGTGGCGCTCATTGAGGCGCTGTTGGAGATTACCGACCAATAGGAGACAGACGATGTTCACACCCACTCCCGAGTACCTCAACACGCTGACCCTGCGTCAGGGCATCGGCAGCGGACGACCCGGCGACAGGTGCGCCATCCAGGAACTTCGGGCCTGGCTGGAACTTGATCCAACCACTGACGACATTCCGCCCTGCGTGAGTATGGTTATAGGCAGCCTGGTCATAGCCGTGCAGGACGAACGGCCCGAGTGGCGGGAGCAGATTATCCCGCTGTTGCCCCGGTTGATCGGCTCGGCTGCGAGCCGAGAAACCGAGTTGCAGCGGGTTTTTGCCTGCGCCGATTGGGCGGTTCGTGTGGCAGCGCCCGCAGCTCTGGACGCAGCGGGCCTGTCTGACCATGCCGAGAGGCTGCGGTCGCTGGCGCAGGTCATCGACGAGCCCACTGCCTACAAGGCCGCCAGTGCTGCCAGGGCCGTGGCCTATGCTGCCTATGCCGCCGACTATGCAGCCAGGGCCCCCGATGCTGCGGCCTATGCTGCCAGTGTCGCCGTGGCCGCCGATGATGCGGCCACTGCTGCCGATGATGCCGTGACCGCCGATGATGCCGATGAGGCCGTAGTGCCTGCCGTTAGGTCGGCCGAGGCCGCCGACTATGTCGTCATGACCGCCGACTATGCCTCAATTAACCCGGTGGCGCTGATTGAGGCGCTGCTGGGGATTAATGACGTTGAGGGGGTTGCTAATGTGTGAGTTAGGGGCTGCAACCGACACTCAGATGCGGGCGATGCAGGTCATAAAGGCGGCACAGGGAATCATCGATGCTTACGAGGAGGGCGGCGTCGTCTCGGCAGCGTGGGACGCCCTAGAGCAACTGGCCCGAGGTGATATTGCCGGCGGTATCGGATTAACCGACGCCGGGTACCGCCGGCAGACGATCCGGTCGGAGTTTATGGCGATCATCGCCGATCGGGACAAGCGCATCGCCGACCTGGAGCGTCAAAATGCCCGGCTCCTGCACGATCTCAGCGATGCCGTTCATCAGGTTGTCGCCACCGATGGGCGTTGCCAGGAGCTGGAGGCCGCCTATCAGGAGGCAGGCGAGCATCTGCACACAGCCGACAGCCTCAGCCTGTGCCGGGCAAACCTGGCGGCTGCACAGGCTGAGGTAGAGCGGTTGAGGAAGGCTCTGATGCTGGCCACGCAGGAGGTAGAGCGATGAGCGGCGGATCGTATAACTACGCCTACTGCACGGTGCAGGACATGGCCGAATCCCTCAGGCGGTCGCGTGACCCTCTGCGTCGGGCGTTCGCTGCCCATCTGTTTCTCGTCGCCACGGCCATGCGTAATGTCGAGTGGGTGGACAGCGGCGATTACGGCATTGGTGACGAGGTGGAATCTGTTCGAGCCTGTATCACACCGGCGCAGGAGATGGCTGAGGTTGTCCAGGATGCCATCGTGGCCATTGATACACTAACCCGCCTCATCGCCGAGGCCGGGCGCTGATTGCCAAAATTGAACCAGAACTCAGCCGTATGGCTCTGCTTAAGCGGGTCAGGGGTCTAGATGTCGGCAAGGTTTTGCCAAATAAGCGGCCTAAGAGCGTTGTGGTCGGCGGGGCTGGTCGAGCAGCAGGCCTCCGCCTGATCCATCCTCCGGAAGAAATTTTGCACCCTGAAAGGCAGTCATAATGCGGCACAGCGACACACGTTTACCGGCAGACGTGCCAAACGCCGGAAAATCGGCCACTATCGTTATTGGCCAGGATCAGGCCCAGGTTCACCTGGCGCCGACACACTGCCCGGTCTGCCTCTCCAAACTCCGCACCAAGCGCACCTACCGCCTCGCCGATCACGGCGTCAGGCGGTATCGCTATTGCCCGGAGGGCTGCTACTCCGACCGAGCGGCGCTGATCGTCGAAAAGGCGGCCATGCATGAACCTGTTTGACGCCCTCTGGCACTACGACGCCCTCGTCGCCCGGGTCCCGCTGCATCAGTGGCGGGACGAGGACTCCGGCGAGTGCCCCGCCTGCTGGTGCGAGTACGTCCAGCTCGAAGCCCTTGAGCGCCAGGCGCTGAACGAAGGCCGGCGGGTCGAGGTCCGCCGCAGGCTGGTCAAGGCCTGCATCCACCGGGAGCGGGGCCACGTCGAGGACGGCGTGCCCTACCGGGCGCCGTACCACAACCCGAAAGTCTCCGACCCGATGGCCGTCGTCGCTCTCAAGGCGGACATCGACCGGCAGATCGACGCCATGCCGCCGATGGCGCGCCGCATGTTCGACCTGCTCTACCGGTCCCTGGCGATCGGAGAAGACGGCCGGCCCCGCCGGCGATCGCTGGGCGAGGTGCGGGCCATCCTGCGCCGGCCATGGGACGTGGTCACCAGCTCGCACGATTACCACCTGCGCCGGATGGAACGAACCCTGGCTGATTGGTTCCCCCGCGATCGGAGGAGCGCATGAGGCGGCACGCTCGCCGGCGACGGCGGAACCGGGAATGGCGGAGCCGGGCCGAGAAAGCGTAAGGCGCTACGATGCCCGCAGACGACAACCTGAGTGACGCTCAGCGCCTCTTCGTCCAGTACTACCTCAAGACCCTCAATGCCACCGAGGCCGCCAAGCTGGCCGGCTATAGCGAGAAGACGGCAGATCGCATCGGCCATCAGCTGATGCAGAAGCCAGCTGTGAAGCGGGCCATCAAGCAGGCGATGGACCGCCGGGCCCGCCGACTGGAGATCGACGCCGACCGGGTGCTCGAAGAGCTGGCGGCGATCGGCTTCGCCAGCATGGGCGACTTCGCCAGCTGGGGACCGAAGGGCGTGAAGATCAAGGACAGCCGCAAGCTCGACACCCGGGCGGTCCAGGGAATCTCGGAAGGCACCAACGGGCAGAAGACGATCAAGCTGCACGACAAGCTCGAGGCGCTCAAGCACCTGGCCCAGCACCTGGGCCTGCTGCGCAACGAGCCGCCGCCCGCCGACCCAACCGATCCGCTCGACCGTCTCGAGCAGGCCATAGCGATGAGCATCGAGAACCTGAACGAACCATGAGCTTCGTCTACGCCCCGTTCAGCCGCAAGCAGCTGGCGGTGATCGCCGCCCCGCTGAAGCGGATCAACATCCTCGATGGGGCGGTCCGCTCCGGAAAGACCATCGCCTCGCTGGTCCGCTGGTTGCGGTATGTCGGCCGGGAGACGAGCCCCGGCGCCAACCTCCTGATGCTGGGCGTCACCGAGCGGACCCTGTACCGCAACGTGGTTGAACCCATCCAAGAGATCGCCGGCGAACGCTACGCCGACTACGTCAAAGGCGAGCTGCGCCTGTTCGGCCGGACCTGCTACTGCATTGGCGCCGACGACGCCTCGGCCGAGCGACGGATCCGCGGCATGACCGTCGAGGGAGCCTACGTCGACGAGGCAACGCTGATCCCCAGCGGCGTGCTCAAGCAATCCCGGCTGCGCTGCTCGGCCGGCAAGGGCGCCTCGATCTGGACGACCAACCCGGATAGCCCCTTCCACGAGATCCACCAGGAGTGGATCGAGCGCATGGCAGAGCTGGCCGACCGGCTGAACTACTGGCACTTCACCCTCGACGACAACCTGTCGCTGAGCGAGGAGTACAAGCGGGAGCTGAGCGAGGGCTTCACCGGGATCTGGTACCGCCGCTTCATCGAGGGCCTGTGGCTCCTAGCCGAGGGCCTGATCTACGACCTCTTCAGCCCTGACGCCTATGGCTTCGACGACACCGACGCCCCGCCAGCCTTCGACGCCCACGACCTGAGCCTGGACTACGGCACGCAGAACCCCTTCGCCGCCCACCTGATCGGGGCACGGGGCGAGGCCAGCTGGCTCTGGTCCGAGTACTACTACGCCGGCCGGGAGGCGATGGTCCAGAAGACCGACGACGAGTACCTCGCCGATCTGCTGGCTTGGTTGAAAGACAGCGGCCTTGAGCCTGGCCGGATCCGCCAGGTGGTGATTGACCCGTCGGCCGCCAGCTTCAAGGCGCTGCTGCGCCGGCACGGCTTCCAGGTACGCGACGCCATCAACGACGTCGTGCCCGGGATTCGCACGGTCTCCACTCGGCTCAAGCGGGGCCAGCTGCGGGTGCACCGTCGGCGCTGCCCCAACACGGTCAAGGAGTTCGGCGTCTACAGCTGGGACCCCAAGGCCGCCAAGCGTGGCGAAGACAAGCCGCTCAAGCAACACGACCACGCCATGGACGCGCTGCGCTACCACCAGCACACGCTCCACGGCGGCGTCACACCCGAGATCACAGTCCAGCGGGCAGGTGTCCGCCGGTAGAGGAGCCGTTCGATGTTCGGATCGCAGACCAGCACGCTGCTCGCCCAGGTGCGCAACTCTGCCCCGAGCAAGGCGGCCCAGTGCGTACTCAAGGCCCAGGCCTGGTACGAAGGCACGCCCTACGACGGCAACGACCCGGACTTCACCCTCGACGCCGACACCCGGCCCAAGGTGATCGTCCCGATCCCCAAGATGATCGTCGACAAGGCGGCCAGCCTGCTCTTCGGGCGCGCCCCGCAGCTCACTGCCGACGACGACCAGGTGCAGGAGTTCGTTCAGGAGGTCTGGGGCGCCAACAGGCTGGTGAGCAAGCTGCTCGGCTTCGCTCGGGTCAACGCCTACGCCGGGGCTGGCTGGCTCAAGTTCGTGCACAACCCGACGCCCGGCTCCGCCAACCCATGGCCGATCCAGTACTACCACCAGGGCTACGTCGAGCCGGTCTACTCGACGGCCTACCCCGACGAGCTCGAGCGGATCAAGATCACGTACCGGGTCGAGGGCGCCGACGGGAAGCTCACCTGGTACCGGGAGGAGTGGACGGCCACCGACTACCGGGAATGGACCGACGTCCCGGTAGTCAGCGGCCAGCTGCCGAACTTCGACAAAATCCCCCCGACCAAGCAGGACGCCAACACCTACGGCGAGATCCCGCTGGTCAACTGGCCGAACCTCTACGACCCCGAGCTGGATCCCGGCGCCGGCCGGGGCGACCTGGACGGGCTGTGGTCGCTCTTCCACCGGATCAACATCGTGGCCGATGACGTCGGCCTGGCGCTGCAGCTCGACGCTAAGGGCGCCTGGCTGGCCTACGGCTTGGGCACCGGGGCTGCCGTCGACCTGACGCCTGGCTCGGTGAACATCGCCAGCGATTCCGATGCCTTCATCAAGGCGGTCGAGGCGGGCAAGCCTCACCTGGCCGAGGCCCGCGAGTTCCTCAAGGTGCTTGAGCGCTGGGTCTTCAACGCCGCCCGGATCGTCTACTTCGATCCGACCGAGATCAGCCTGGGTCAGCTCAGCGGGCTGGCCATCCGACTGCTGTACGGACCCTCGATCGAACTCACCGATGAGAAGCGCCGCCACGCCGGTGAGGCCATCGAGGAGCTCTTCGAGAAGATCGCACGGGCGGCCAAGAAGCTGGGCGTCGCCTCCAACCTGCCGGCCAAGCCGGACGTGGAGACCGTCTGGCCTGAGCTGTTCGCCCCCAGCCAGGAAGAGATCGCCCAGGCCCAGACCAACCTGCTCCAAGCCGAGCAGGCCGGTTGGATCACGGCGAAGGAGGCCCGGCAGAAGGCGGCCCTGCTCCACGGGTTCCGCCACACCGGCGAGCGCGACACCGAGCTGGATGCCGAAGACGAAGGACTGAGCGAGGCCGTCGATGGCGCCAAGCAAGCGGACGAAGAACTGGACGAAGAGCCTGACCAAGGCCGAGGCCGAGCGCCTGGCGGCCGAGGATCAGGCGGCGTCCAGGCTCGTTAAGGCTCTCGAACAGGCCCGCAAGGAGTGCCGGGCCATCGTCGCCGACGCCTACGCCACCGATGCGGCCAAAGCCCGGGCCCGGGAGACCGGGGCGACGGTGGGTCGGGCGATCAAGGCGCTCCGGGAAACCGGCGGCAATCTGCTGCAAGCGGAGATCGCCGCCATGGGGCGCTCTGGCCTGAGTGCTGTCACCAAGCAGGTGAACGCCTTCGACCCGAAGCTCGCCGGCCAGATCGAGGGCTTCAACCTCCTGCCCCTGCAGGCGATGGCCAAGTTCGACCAGGTGGTGCTGCCCAAGTGGGTCAACCTGATCGACGACGCGGCCAACGCCGTGGCCTTCGCCATCGAGACGGGTATGGCCCGGGGCGAGGGCTACGCCAAGCTGGTCAAACGGGTGCTCGGCGAGCACGGCACTGGGTCGCTCTACACGACCCAGTACGGCGCTGCCAACCGGCTGGTGCGCCAGGCCGTGAACGAGGCCTATGCCCTATCGGCCCAAGATACGATCGCCTATGCGGCCTCGCTGAACCCGGGCATCAAGCAGATGTGGATCAGTCGGCTCGTCCGGTCGACGCCCATCTGCGCCGGCCTGCACGGCCAGGTCGTCGACGTCGGCGCTCCGTTCAAGTGGAACCAGTGGGAGGGCGTTGCCCCGCCGGCGATCGGCGTGGGCGCCGAGCCCAAGTACCACATCTGCCACTCGACGGTGGTCGCCTGGCACCCCGACTGGGACATCGACGTCAAGCCGCTCACGCCGCAGCAACTGGCCCAGGCGACGGACAAGAAAGGCCCAGGTCTCAATGCGCCGGAGGGGGCTGGACCCGCTAGACTGCCGCTGCAACAATCGACGCAGCAAGGCGGTGGCATGGGCGGCGGACCAACAGTTCCAGTTCGAGGATCTGGCGGCGGCGGTAATGAACCGGTCGACCGGTTGTTGGTTCGCATCGGGAGCGGCGAGCATAAGGTGACGTTTGCCGACAAGGAGCAAATCGTCCGCCACATCAGCCGAGCAGAGTTTTTCAGCAGGCAGTCGCTGGGGGATCATGCCGCAAAACATGTGCGGCTTGGACACTTCCCGGAGGGCCTGACTGCTGACAGCTATATGGCTGTGCTTGTGGACGCAACCACAGTTCCCGGCGCCAAGTTAGGGGTATCCGCAAGAGGGACGGCGTACGTTGTGGCTGATACGGCTGAATTGGCCAGCGAATACGCCCCCAAGGATTACCAGAATATGCTGGTGATTTATGTGCCTGGTCCTGGTAAGATCGTCTCAGGCTATCCGTTTGACGCCGACGGTGAAATTGAATGGGAAAGGGGCATGCAATGGCTACTGTAGCGCGCAGCTCCACGTCATCCGAGCGGTTGATTTCTGCTTGTGAGTTTGCCGAAGAGGACGCCCGCCGGATCGCAAACGATTGGCCGAATATGGCTTTGCTGAGCAAGCAGGTTGCCTTTGCCGAAATTGGGTCGTCCCGGGTCAGCGTCAACCGCCTGCAGAAGGCCGTCGATACTGGCGACATCCCGGAGGCCTCGAAGGCGAGGGCATTGCGAGCGCTGGATCATGCGAAGCACGCCATCGATGAACTGACCAAGATTGGCCGATCTGACGGCCTTTAGTAGTACCACGATCTCGTTAAGCCGCCCCTAACCCGGGCGGCTTTCCCATTTGGCCCCTGCTTCGGCGGGGGCTTTCGCCATTTCGGGAGGCTCGCATGCCGACCCACAACCTCAAACCCGGCGCCGTCCGCGCCCAGTGCGGGCAGAAACGGCGCTTTCGCAAGCAGTACCAAGCCGAGCAAGCCGCCCAATCGATCAAGCGGAACCACGGCGACGAGTTGAGAGCCTACCGGTGCACGGTCTGCAAGGCCTGGCACCTGGGGCATTGAGAAAGGACGACCCACATGCTCCGGAACCGAACCCTCCGCAATGCCGACGCTGGCGCCGCTGGTGCGGCTGGCAACGGTGGCACCGACGCCGGCCAGGGCAGCACTCCGCCCGCCGGCACCACGCCCCCGGCCGCTGACCCGCCCAAGGATGACCCCAAGGACGCCGAACTGGCCGCAGCCAAGAAGCGGGCCGAGGACCTCGAGGCCAAGGTGAAGGCCTTCGAGGCGGAGCAGGAGAAGAAGCGCCAGGAGCAGCTCTCGGCTGAGCAGCGGGAGAAGGAGCGCGCCGACAAGGCGGAAGCCGACCTCAAGCGGGTCCAGCGGGAGAACCTGGTCACCAAGCTGGCCGCCCAAGCCCAGCTCGACCCGGACGTCTGGGACCGGATCCGTGGCGAATCCGAGGAGGAGATCGCCGCTGACATCAAGTTCTGGCAGGAGAAGCTGGCCAAGCCGGCCGCTCCCGCCGCCCCGGGGAACGCCGGCAAGGGGAAAGCCCCTGACGGCAAAGTGGACGTGAAGACCATGTCCCCGGACGAGTTCGCCGCTTACAAGCGGGAGAAGTACGGGGCCCGCTGAGCGGCCTCGGGTTGTATCGACGGCCTGAAGGAGGGCCCATAGCCAATGACCGTGAAGAACCTGCCGGCGTCCATCGGCGCCATCGTTCAGGACGGCACCCTGATCCGTGAGTTTCAGGATGCCCTCTCCCCCAACCTCGTCTACCGCAAGCTCTACGAGCCCGAGAGCGTGCCGACGGGCCTGGGCGAAAAGTTCACCAAGACCCGCACGGCGCTGCTGCCGGTCGTGACCGCCCCGCTGGCCGCTGCCTCTTACAGCGATCAGGACTCCGGCATGACGCCGAAGACCGCCGCCATCGAGCAGTACACGCTGCAGATCAAGCAGTACGGCGACACCGTTGACACGCACATGCTCTCCAGCGACATTTCGCTGGCCAGCACGTACCTGCGCAACGCCAAGCTGCTCGGCATCCAGTCGGGCATGTCGCTCGACCGTCTGGCCCGGGGCATCATGTTCGACGCCTACCTGGGCGGCAACAGCCGGGTGACGACCACGGCCGCATCGGGCACCGCCATCGACGTCGACGACGTGCGGGGCTTCCAGTTCGTCTCGGTCAACGGCGTGCTGACGCCCGTGTCTGGCGGCAACCCGATGAATATCACCATCAACGGTGTCGCCAACACGGTCACCGGCGTGACCCCCGGCAGCCGTAACGCCAACGGCCAGATCCCCGGCACGCTGACCGTCGGCACGGCGGTGGCGGTGACGGCCGGATGGGCGGTGCTTGCCGGCAACCGGCCCCGGATCACCCGGGTCGGTGGCGGGGCGACGGCCAACAACATCACCAGCACCGACCTGCTTACCCTGCAGTCGCTGATCGACACGGCGGCCCAGCTGCGCAACCGGGCGGTGCCGGCGTTCGATGACGGCACCTACATGTGCGCCCTGGACTCGCTCTCCGTCGCCCAGCTGTTCCAAGACACGGCCTTCCGTCAGGTCTATCAGGGCCAATACGGCAGCAGCGAGTACAAGGCGGGCCAGGTCTTCAAGCTGGCCGGCATGACCTTCGTCGAGACCTCCGAAGCCCCGACGATGACCTTCGGCAGCGTCACCGTGCGCATGCCGATCGTCGCTGGTGCCGGTGCTGGCATTGAAGGCCGCTTCGCCGGCGTCGGCCGCTGGCTCGACGAGTTCGGGCCGGGTGCCAACGGCGCCATCATGATGAGCGAAGACGCCGCTGTGGCAATGATCGCCCGGGCCCCGCTCGATCGCCTGCAGCAGGTGGTCAGCAACTCCTGGTCGGCGATCCTCGACTGGACCATCCCGACCGACCTGGGGACCAGCTTCGGCGGGTCCGCTGCCCTCTACAAGCGGGCCCAGGTCATCCAGCACGGTTCGTAAGCGCCGGTAGTCCCATGAGCGCCGGGGTCCGAAGACCCCGGCGCCCTGCTTTTGATGGAGGCCCCATGGGCAACAAGAACAAGCCGGTGACGGACACCGAGCAGCCGCCCGCAGCGACCACGCCGGCCGGCCCGGACACGCAGCCGGACACGACCGACCCTAACACCGCTCCGGATCAGGCCGAGACGCCTGACACCGAGCAGCCGCCCGCAGCGACCACGCCGGCCGATGGTGCCGATGGCGAGCCGCAAGCCGAGCCCGAGCCCGACTACGTCAGCGCCAAGACCGGCGGCATCGCCTACGAGGGCCAGGTGCTCCCCTTCACCCGGGGACAGCCGGTGACCGATCCCCTGCTGCTCGCCCACCTGAAGGCGAACAACTGGCCCCTGATGACCGCACAGCGCTGGGCGGCGCTGAACGAGGAGTAAGCAGCGATGGCCCTCACCGACGACGAAAAGGGCAAGGTCCGAGAGTACCTGGGTTACCCACAGCTGGAGGCGGCGACGTTCTACCAGCTCGGCACCCCGCGCCAGGCCCGCCCTGCCTTCGTGCTCGAGCAGAACATGCTCAACCTGCTCCCGGCGGGCGAAGTCCAGGTGAGGGCGCTGCTGGCCAAGCTTGCCAACTCCCGCAGCGAGATCGAGGCTAGCCTGGGGCGCCTGAAGGCCTCCAAGCTGGGCCCGATTGAACTGAACGGCCGGGAAATGGACCAGCGCAAGCAGCATGACACCTGGCTGGTCCGCCAACTGGCCGCCGTGCTCAACGTCGAACCCCGCACGCCGCAGACCGTGAAGGTGCGCATCCGATGAGCCTGATCAGCGAATCCCAAGCCCTTGCCGCCGACCTCTACCTGATCGGCGTCGAGCTGGGCGCCAACGAGCACAGCGTGAGCGTCACCGTGCCCGGCTCGCTCATCCAGGACCCGGACACGGGCCTCGCCCAGCGCCTGGCGGAGACCACCACCAACTTCCCGACGGCGCTCGTCGAACGGGTCGGCCTTGAGCGGGCGGCCAAGTCCGGCGGTGCCCTCGATGAGGGGGATCTGATCCTCTCGCAGATCCCCCGCTCGCCAGCGAACGATCCGCTGGTCATCCGGCCCGATGGCGTGTGGACCGTCATCGGGCCGGGCATCACCGGCGAAGGCTCGTTCCGGCTCAAGTCGGCCCGCCCCAAGCTGCTGGAGTGGGTCATCACGGTGACCCGGGCCGGCGTCTGATGGCCTGGTGGAACGATCCCCAGATCCCGATCATCGACACCGAGGCCCTGGTCACCGAGTGGGAAGCAGCGATGGCCGAGGCGGCGCAGCGTGCGCGAACCCTGGCGATCACCAAGTACATCGGGCGGCACCGACCGGAATACCCGCCCCTCGCCGACTCGACGATCCGCCGCAAGAAGCATGACCGCCCTCTGCTCGACACCGCACGCCTGCGCAACTCCATTCAGGCCAAGGTGGTGGTGGTCCGCTTCGGCGGCCAGGTGAAGGTCTGGGGCGTGGTCGGCACCAACGTCGAGTACGCCCGGGCCCATGAGTACGGCACGACCGATGGCCGGGTGCCGGCCCGCCCCTTCCTCGAGCCGGCCGTCAACGAGGTGATCGACCGGTTCGGGCGGCGCATCGGCACCGCCCCGGCCCGCTGCGTGAGGTACGTATGAGCCTCGACCTGGTCAAAAACGCCCTCTACCGGCGGATCCGCCAGAACATCCCGGATGTGGTCTTCCTGCCGGAGCACGACCCGGCGGTCGACCCGGAGAGCCTGGGCCTGAAGCGGTCCGATCCGCTGCTGAGCTTCGTCGACCTCACGACCGAGCAAGTGCCCGAGCCGCCCCGCGAGGAGGCGCTGACGGTGACGGCCAACGGCCAGACGAAACGTCTGCCGGTGCTGGCCTACTTCGAGACCACCTGGCGCCTGCAGCTGCGCCAGCGCGCTGGCAAAGAGCGGACCATCGAGCAGATCCGGGCGACATCGGCCGAGCTGCTGCGGGACCTGTGCCAGTTGCGCGCCCTCGACCTGGGCACGGACGCGAGCCTGGCCGTCTTCTTCTTCCGCCGTTTGCGCGAGGACTTCGACCCGCAGAGCCAAGCGCACCTGCAAGAGATCACCCAGCTGGTCGAGTGGAAGCTGATCGACACCACCGGCACCAGCGTCGGGTTCGCCAACCAGATCGACGTCTACTTCAACGGGCAGCTGCTCGTCCAAGTGCCGTAAGGAGGCATCATGGCTATCGTTTCTTCCGTCACCGGCCGGGCGCTGCCTGGCGTCTATATCCTGCAGGTGGACCCGCCGCCGCAGGCCAACCTCAACGTCGGCACCGGTGTCGGCGTGCTCGTGGCCGAGGCCAACTGGGGCCCGGTCAACACGGTCACTCAGGTCACCAGCCTGGCGGAGTACATCCGCAAGTTCGGCAACAAGGGCAACGGCTTCGCCCAGGCCTACGGCTTCTTCCAGGGTGGCCAGAAGTCCGGCATCAACGGCGGCGGCGCCGACCTGCGCATGATCCGGGTTGCCGGTACCAGCCAAGCCTTCGCCACCAACACCCTGGTCGACAACGCCGGCACGCCGGCCATCGTTCTGACGGTGACCGCCAAGTTCCGGGGCACCCGGGGCAACGACATCCAGATCCAGTGCATCAAGAACGACGGCACGTTCGATCTGCTCGTCATCCCGCCGGATGGTCTGCCGCCGGAGTCCTTCCGAGGGCTGACCAAGGCGACGGCCGCCGCAGCCGTCAACGGCGTCTCGGAATGGGTGACGGTGGCGGCGGGCGTCTCCAACCTCCTGCCCGAGCCCTCGACCTCGTTCCTGTCGGGTGGCAATGACGGCACCTCCGCCGATGCCGATTACGTCGGTGTGGCGGGCCCGCCGGCCACCGGCCTCGAGCTGGCCAAGACGATCACCGACGGCAACCTGCCCTTTACCGGCAAGCAGTCGGCGGCGATCAAGACGGCGCTCTCGACGACCAGCAGCGTCCTGCTCGGCGTGGGCATCGCCGGCCCCAACGACGAGAACGTCACCACCGCCGCCGCCATCACCGATCAGGCGTTCAACAACGAGTACCTGACCTACTGCTACAGCTACATCACCTGGCTGAACCCGGTGACCAAGGCCGTCGAGACCGTCTTCCCGGCTGGCGACATCGCCGGCGCTCTGGCCAACGGCGAGTACTGGCAGAACCCGACCGGGATCCGGATCAACCGGGCCCTGGCCGTGGCCAACCCGGTCAGCGATCCGGTGGCCGAGACCCTGGCCAAAGCGGGGATCAACGCCATCACCAGCGGGCGCACCGGCATCATCCTCCGCTCGGGCCTGAACACCTCGACCGACGCCAGCAAGAACCAGGCCGACGACACTCGGATCCGCACCTACCTGGCCAAGGTGCTCGACGAATCGCTGCTGACGCAGTGGTCGAAGCCGCTCACCGACGACTGGTACGACGACACCAAGTCGCTGATCGACGGCATCTTCGACGCACAGCCCGACGAGGTGATCCGCCGCCGGGCGGGCCAGCCTGGCCATGCGGTGAGCTTCGACAAGAGCTTCGAGGCCCAGAACCGGGTGGTCATCTACATCCAGGCGATCATCACGGGCAAGGCGCTCCAGATTATCGTCAACGCCCAGATGGGCCGCACCGTCTCCCTGACCATCGCCAGCGCCGCTTAAGGAGGCCCGTAGCCAATGGCAGACCTGACCAAAAAGCAGCCGCACCGCGGTGTGGACTGCAAGCTCCGCCTGACCGGCGCCAACGGGGACCTCTCCGACCTGATCTTCGCCGAGAAGATCAGCTGGAAGCCGGTCGTCGAAGACATCGAGACCAACCCGATCACCAAGCGGTACACGGTCCACCACACCTTCCTCAACGGCTACGACATCGAGCTGTCGGGCGTGAAGAAGGGCAACGACCTGGTGCAGTTCTGGAAGCGCCAGGCGCAGCGGGACGCCCAGGGCAAGCAGATCGAGAAGATCCGCGCCGTCCTGAAGTACAAGGACCCGGACACCGGCGCCGAGGAGACGCTCAACCTCAAGGGCGTCTCCTTCATGGACCCCGACGCCATCGAGGCCGGGGGCGGCAAGGAAAAGGTCGAGCAGGGCATCAAGCTGCATTCCGAGGAGATGGAGTAGCCCATGGCCAACCCCAAGATCGAGCTCTCCACCGGCAAGGTGGTCGAGATCCTGCCGAAGCGCGACGTCGGCACCGAGTACCGGGCCCTGAAGCTCTGCGGTGCCAAGGCTGCCACCGACGGCGGCGAGGCGACGATCAGCCTCGCCGAGAACCTGCTGACCGAGATCGCCTACACCTTCGTCCAGGTCGTCGAGGTCGACGGCAAGAAAGCCGCCGAGATCGGCACCGGTGTGGAAGGTGACGAGATCCTGATCAGCTTCCGCCGGCACTTCACCGACGGCGAGTGGGCCGAGCTTAAGGCGGCGATCGACGAGGTCGCCCCGCAGCGTGACGCCAAGGCGCCGGTGGGAAAGTACCGGATTATCTACACCTGAGGCTGCTCGCCAACATCCGGCACGTCTGCCGCCACTTTGGTCTCTCCAAGGCCGAGGTGGCGGCAATGTCGTTGGATGAGTTCTGCGACCACCTCCATGTAATCAGCGAGGCCGGGGACGATGGACTTTAGGCTGGGATACAAGATCGAGCTGAACGACGGGGTCACCCGCCGGCTCGGCATGATCAACAAGATGCTGGCCCTCCTTCCCCCCGGCTTCCGCCAGGCGGCCGCTGCCTCGATCGCCGCCGGCAAGGTGATGGGCCGGGCCATGGCCGGGGTCAAGAACTTCGCCTTCAGCCTCAAGGGCTTGGCGCTCGGTGTGGGCAGCAGCCTGGTTCTCAAGGGCCTGATCGAGCAGTCGGCACAGGTCCAGGACCAGGTCACCGGCTTCGCCACCCTGCTCTCGCTCAACGACCTGGTCGTCGACTCCCAGGGTCGGCAGATCAAGGGCGCACAGAAGCTGGTGCAGGCCTACAAGCTCGCCGACCAGGTGCGCCGCCAGACCCAGGACGTGGCGGACAAGACCGCCCTGACCGACCAGGAAGCCCTGATGTCGGTTCAGCAGGTGCTGGGCCTCTCCCGCAACCTGGGCAAGTCCAGCATGGCGGAGAAGATCGACGTCGGCACCCGGGTGGCCGAGCTGGCCAAGCTGATGATCCCCGGCGTCAACGCCACGGGCATCACCTCCGAGACCCGTGCCCTGCTGACCGGTGAGAACCTGCGCACGAGCCAAGTCGCCTCCGGCCTGGGCATCCAGGGCAAAGAGGGCGAGAAGGCCCTGAAGCAGGCGATCAAGGAAGGCAAGATCATCCAATTCTTGCTCGATCGGACCAAGGATCTGGCCAGCTTCCGCCAGCGGGCATCCGAGAACTTCCACATCCAGGCCAGCACCTTCGAGTCGACCATCGGCCGCCTGCAGGCCCGGGCCGGTGAGATCCTGACCCGTAACCTCACCACCGCCCTGGCCAAGCTCAACGACGTCCTGGCCACCCCGGCGGCGGCGCAGATGGCCCGGGCGATCGGTGCCGAGCTGGGCACCGCTGCTAACAAAGCTATTGCCGTCGCCCAGCGACTAATCCAGCTCTGGCCACAAGTCAGCGCCACCCTGCGACCCTACGTCGACGGCCTAATCGAGGCGGGGCGTTGGGCCCTCGACCTGGGCATGACCATCTTCAGCATCGTCTGGCCCTCAATGCAACGGCTGACCACGTCGCTGATCGGCGCCGACGGCGCTGGCGCCAAGCTCTGGCCGACCATCCAATGGGCCGCCGAGACGGTCCTGCCGTTGGCCGCGGCGGGCATCGCCTGGGTCGCTGATGGCCTAGCCACGGTCATCGACTTTGCCAACCAGCACCCGACCCTAGTCAAGTTCGGCATCGCCATGGCCGTGGCCTTCCAGGTCACACCGGGCATGATCGGCCTACTGGGATTCCTCGCCTCGCCGACCGGTCTGGTCCAGACCATGGGGCAACTGATCTGGATGGTCAAGGCGCTGCCGGGGTTCCTGGCGACACTGGCGCCGGCGTTCCTAGCCACAGCGGCACCAATCGCTGCGGTGACCCTGGCGGTCTGGGGGCTGATCGAGGCCTATCAGTTCCTGAGGGGCGTCCAGGACCAGATCGACGCCGCCGACGAGAAGATCGCCGGCGAGAAGGCGGCCAGCGCTGACAACGCCAAGGCCAACATGCTGCTCCGGGCCAAGGCCCAGGGCAAGACTTTGGCCCCGCATCAAGAGGCCTTCCTCGCCAAGGTCCAGCAGGGCCGATCGGTGCAGAAGGTGGCCGCAGCGGGCGTCGGCAAACAGGCCGCACAGGTCACGGCGCCGATCACGACGGGCGAGATCAAACTCGCCGGCGTCGTCGACAAGGACAAGCTGATGGCCGAGGTGATCAAGGCGCAGAAGACGCAGCTGGAAGCCTTCCAGCGTGACCTCGAGCGCCAGCTCAAGAACGGCGGCCGGCCTTCGGCCCTGGCGCCGGGAGTATCGGGGTAGAGCTATGGCCATCGCCAATCCGAGCACCATCGCCAGCCTGCTGATCGACGGCACCGATCTGGGGCTGACGGCACCAGAGACCTGGGAGGGCGGCACCAAGACCGCCCTCCGGGCCTGGTACTACCGCAAGGGGATCCCGACTCTGATCCAGTCGGGCCGGGTCACCCCCGAGCCGGTGCGGCTGTCGTTTCGGCTCACCGGTCCCGATGCACTGCAAAACGCCCTCTACCTGGACGGGCTGCAAAAAACCAAGCGGGATGCGGTGCCCATCGTCTGGGGCCCGATCAGCTTTGCGGCCAAGATCCAGCAATGCACGTACACGGCGTCGCGCTCCGACGTCGCCGTCACCCTCGAGCTGCTCCCGGTCGACGACCCCAACCCGCAAGGGCAGGCGCAGGCACCGCAGATCGAGGTGAACCCGGTCGACCTCCTGTCGGAGATCGGCGACGCCGTCGGCGGCCTGCTTGCCCAGGTGGAGCAGGCCTCGAAGTTCTTCGACAACGCCTTCCAGGGCATGCGCGACGCCGTCGACAACGCCACGGCCGTCATCGCACGCACCGAGGCGGCCATCACGGGCGTGGCCCAGATCGCCCAGTTGCCGGCGGCCACCGCCGCCACCCTGGGCGCCGACCTGGTCGACGCCTCTGCCAGGATCCAGAACGGGGCGGCCACGATCGTCACGGCGGCCAACGCCCAGGCGCAACTACCGGCCGAAATCGTGTCGACGGTGACCACCCTGGCGACGAGTTCGGCGATCAGCGGGGAGCGCATGGAGTACATCGCCGCCCAGATGACGCCGGCCACGGTCACCGCCGTGCTCACCGAGGGCCAGACCGCCACCGATATCGCCGAGGCGGCCGGGGTGAGTGTGGCCGACCTGATCGCCGCCAATCCAGACCTGATCCGGACGCCGTTCACCCCGGGCACCACCGTGGAGGTCCCTGATGCCGGTGCGTGAATCGCCTGACGTTCGTCTGCGGATCTTGGGCCAGGAGTACCGGCGCTTCGAGAGCGCCTCGACGGTGTTCACGGCCTACCACGAGCCGAACACCTTCGATGTGACCCTGCCCCTCGACACGGAGCTGCAGCGAGCGATCATCCAGGCCAAGGCGCCCCGGTGCGACATCTTCGTCGACGGGGCGCCCTGGTTTTACGGGCTGATCGACGAGGCCGAGGGCGACGTCGACGACGAGAGCGGCGAGCGGATCCTGCGCCTCAACGGCCAGGATTTGATGAAGCCCTTCTTCCGGACGCCGATCCTGGAGACGATCAAGTCACGCACCGCCAGCGAGTGGATCAGCGAGCGGGCTCGGGCCCATGGCCTCAAGGCTCAGGTGACCACCTCCGCCCAGCCGATCGGGGCCCTGGTCGAAAGTAACCATTCGACTCTCAGCAACCACCAGAAGGAGGCCGACCTCCTCCAGGACCTCAACGCCTACCACGGCTACGTGGCCCGGGTGGACCTCGACACCTTCATCTGGGGCCCGCCACCGCCGCCGAGCCTGCACCTGCGCTGGCACTTGGGGCAGCACTTCAACCATTTCAACTGGCGCAAGACGTTCGATGCCGAGCAGATCCGGGTCGAGGTGATCGGCTGGAGCCCCCGCAAGAAGAAAGGCCTCAAGCAGGCCAAGGCGACCGCCGGCGAGGGCCAGTACGTGATCCGCCTGATCCGGCCGGGCATCACCGACCGAGCCGCCGAGAAGCTGGCCCGCTCCGTGCTCGAGCAGGCCGAGCGGGCGGCGCTGCTGGTCAGCATCTCGGACCTGCCGGGCGACACCCGGCTGCGGGGCCTGGCCTGGGACTTCACCCTCTTCGATGTCGGGGCGGGGCCCAGCCAAAAGTTCTTCCCGACCAACGTGACGCACAAGTTCACCCCCGACACCCACGTGATGGACGTCGAGGGCTTCAATCGCGTGGAGGCACAGGCATGAGGACCCGGCGCGTCGCCGATGGCGTCAAATCACAAGCGGCTGGTGCCGGGGCCTGGGCCTACGACGGCCTGGTGGACGCCGTGGATCCGGCCCGGGGGACGGTCTCAGTCACGGTCCAGCCGATCGGGATCCAGGCCGAGGGCCTGCCGTACTTCACGCCGGCGACGGCGGGGCCCTGGCGCATGATCGCCCTGCCGGCCATCGGCTCGACGGTCAAGGTCGTCAGCACGGACCCCAACGCCGTCAACGCCGACTCGGCCTACGTGGTCGGGGCGGTCTGGGACGAGGACGATACGCCGCCCCAGGGCTACGCCGCCGGCGACTACCTCGTCGCCCACAAGGACGGCCCCAAGCTGCTGCTCAAGGCCAACGGCGAGATCGAGCATTACAGCGACTCGGTGAAGCTGGGCGACGCCAACGCCATCGCCCTGGCCAACGAGCGGATCAAACCATGGGCCGAGGCCCTGGTGCTCAAGCTCAACGCCGACATGGCGCTGCTCAAGGCCCACACCAACATCACCGGCTCGCCGGACCCCACCCTGGTGGGCATCGGCGGCTACGACGCGCCGGCCGCCAACACCATCACGACCAAGGTCAAGGCGACATGACGGACCTGTTCTGCGACGACGACTTCGAGCTCGACGGGGCGGGCTACCTGCGCACGGCCACCACCGTGGAGAGCGTGCGCCAGGAGATTGGCCGCCTGGCTGAGGAGGCCGGGTGGGTGGCCGCGCCCGTCGCACCGGCGCTGGCCGCTGACATCCAGGCCCGGACGCTGGCGCTGCTCCGGGAGCATCCCGGCGTCTCCGCTCCGGAAGCCGTCAGCGTCGTCCAGGAGTCGGGCGGCGAAACCTACATTCGAGCGGCGTTTGATGGCCAGCTGGCCGAGGTGAACCTGTGACGATCAAGGATGCGAGCTACCACGAGACCCAACTGCGCACCGGTCTGGTGGCCCGGCTGGGCCGGCTCAAGTTCCGCACCTGGGACACTCTGTCCGCCCTGGTGTCGGCGCTGGCCCGGCGGCTCGGCGAACAGTCGGCGACGGCCGCTCAGATTGTCAGCGACTTCTTCATTGGGTCAGCGACGGGAACCGCACTCGATCGGCGGGGTGTCGGCAACGAGGGCAGCGCCCGCAAGGCGGCCGTCGGCAGCGTCGGCACGGTCACCGTGACCCGGCCGGCGGGTGGCGGGGCGATCACGATCCCGGCCGGAACGCTGACCTTCGGCACCGTGCCCGATGCCAAGGGCAACCGGATCAGCTTCGCCACCACCGAGGCGCTGACGATGGGCGCCGGCGTCACCTCGGCCCCCGTGGCGGCCGCCTCCATCACGACCGGCCTGGCGGCAAACATCTCGTCGGGGACTCTGCTGCAGATCACCTCCAACACCCCGCTCGTCACGGGGGCGACAGCAACGGGCAACTTCACCGGCGGCGACGACATCGAAAGCGTCGAGGCCTACCGGGTGCGCCTCCGATTGCTGGCCCAGTCCCGGGCCAAGGCGACGGGCGATGCGCTTCTGGCGGCCGTGCTGGGCGTGAACGGCGTCGCCTTCGCCCGGGTGATCGACCAACCGGCGAGCAACCCGCCGGTGCTGATCTATGCCGGCAACTCGTCCGGGCTGCTGCCGGCGCCGCTGGCCACCAGCGTTCAAGCGGCGGTCAATGCCGTCCGGGCCCAGGGGATCGCCCCCAGCTACTCGGCGCCGGTGACGGCCACCTTCAACCACACGCTGCAGCTGGTACTCGATGCCGGGGTGGCCATCGACGTCACCAGCCTGCGGGCGCAGATCCAGGCCGACATCGCCGCCTACGTCGAGAGCCTGAACCTGACGACCGACCGGACGCACCGGATCAACCGGGTCCGGGACATCGTGATGGGCTACAAGCGCCTCGGTGTGCTCGACCTGGTCGACGCCAGCCTGCTACCGGCGGCCAACCAGACGCTGACGGATAACCAGATGGCGGTGATGGGGATCATCACATGGCTCTAAGCCTGCTGTATCACGCTCGGGTCTGGCTGCAGAACCGCTTTCGGAACTCGGCCAACGCCCAGGCGATCCACGACGGCCTCGATGCATCGCTCGCCGAGATCGACACGGACCTGGCCACAGCCGAGGCCCGGACGATCATCGGCGAAGCGGACGCCGAAGGCCTTCGCCAATGGGGTGAGGACCTGGCGGAGTCGAGGCTGCCCGGTCAGACCGACGCCCAGTACGCTGCCGCCCTGCAGGCGGTCTACCAGGGAGTGATGGTCGACCCGGCGAGCTGCGCTGCGATCCTCACCAAGTACGGCGTCACCGGCGTGCTGATCGACCGCGGCGACCCGGACGTCTATGCCGATCTCTGCTATGCCGGCGTGGACGCCTGGACCGTGGAGGGCCCGCCGAACTACGCCCACGTCGCCATCGCCTTCGATGCCTGGCCCGGATCCGGGCCGACTGAGGCCGACTGGAACCAGCGCTGCGTCAACGCCACAAGCAACCTCTACCGCATCAAGGCGGTTGGCGTCCGTCTGACGCCGTTTCTGCCCTTGACCACGCCCCTCGGCTAAGGAGAGACCATGTCCAACGCAATCAGCCAGGCCCGGGTGGTCCAGCCGACGACGGCGATCATCGAAGGCGGCGAGTTGACCCGCATAGGCCAGCTGACGGCCAGCGAGTTTGCCCAGTTGCAGCGCCGCCTATTTGGCAACGCCGCCGGTGTCTACAGCGGCTTGACCGTAACGGCGACGGGCACCAATAGGGTGCTCAACGTGGCGGCCGGGACCGGGATCGACGCCAACGGCAGCCCAATCGTCGTACCCTCAGTCACGCCGCCGGGCGGTAACACCCCGCAGGTCACCCTGGCAGCGGGTGACGCCACCCACCCCCGCATTGACGTGGTCTACCTGCAGGCAGCGGAGATCGACGGCGACATCGCCAGCATCCCGACGAAGGCCTCGCGCACGGCGCCCGTCGTCAACCAGATCCTGGCACGGTCGAAGCTGCAGCATTTCACCATTGCCGTCGCACAGGGCACGCCCAATGCGTCGCCTACCGTACCGGCCATTCCGGCGGGCGCTCTGCCGCTCGTGCAGGTGGCGGTCGCAGCCGCAGCCACAACGATCAGCGACGGCAACCTGACCCGGGTGGCGTACCAGTTACCGATCATCCTGCCTCCCGGCCCGTCGGCGTTCAGCTTTAATGGCGTTGGCCACCTGCCGGCCATGATCGGCTATGACCTCGACGCCTACCCGATCGTCAACGGCTACGTGATCACCGGCATCCAGATCATGTGCCCTCGGACGCCGGCGAGCGGTTCGATCACCGTCGAGCTGCTCAAGTGTGTGCCCGGCGGCAGCCCCACCACGCTCTACACGAGCAACCCGCTGCCAGAACTGGCCTGTAACGGGGGCTATGCCGTCATCAACTCGCCCAACCTCCCCAACATCACCAGCCTGGCCGCCGGCGAGATCCTGATCGCTCGCCTGACCGGTGCACCTGGTGGTGCGTTCGATTTGAAAGTGCAGGTAATCTAGTGACGATCATCGCTCAACCCAACACCTGGCGGTATCAGGAGTTCACCGGCAACGGCTCTTTCGTCGTGCCGCCCAACATCTACCGCATGCTCGCGTTGGTGATCGGGCCTGGTGGTGGAGGCGGCGGCGGCGGCAACGGCTCCGGGTCGAAGGGCGGCGGCGGCGGCGCCGGCGAGGCCAAACAGCTCTGGATCGATGCGGTGCCCGGCGAAACGCTTACCGTGACCGTCCCGGCCGGCGGTGCTGGCGGGGCGACCAACACCAGCGGCAGCGCTGGCACCTCGGCGGCCGACACAACCCTGTCCCGGTCGGGGTTGGCCCTGGTCAGCGCCGAGGGCGGCAAAGCCGGAGCTGGCGGCTCCTCTGACAATGGAACCGCCGGATCAGGCGGCGCTGGCGGCGGCTACCGTGCCCCGGCCGGCGGCATCGGCGCAGCGAGCAGCGTCGTCAACCCCGGCAGCGATACGACCGAGTTTATGATCCTCGACGGCCAGCAGTGGGTCGCCAATGGCCCGAGCGGTGCGAGCAGCGATTCGGGAGCCATCGGCGGCGGCCGGTCACGGTTTTTTGCCGGCGGCCGGCTGGGCGACGGTGCCGGCGGCCAGTGGCCAGGTCCCGCTGGTGCGACCGGCGCAGGCCCGACGGGCAAGGGTGCCGGCTACGGCGGTGGCGGTCACGGCGGCGCCGGTGGCAGCGGCGTTCGCACCGCAGGCAGTTCCGGCCAGGGCGGCTACATCCGCCTGATGTGGCAGGTGTAGCGATGATCAGCTACCGTCAGTTTTTCCAGGCGGCAGTGTCACTCACGCCGTCGTCGGTGTCGGGGCAGTCCACCTCCGAGCAAACGTTCGCGGTCGCTGGCCTTGCGCCCGGTGACGCCGTCTGGGTGAGCCCACCGGCCCGCACCAACAACACGGCCCTGGCCGGCGCCCGTGTGTCGGCGCCGAACACCCTGGCGCTCACGTTCACCAACCCGACGACGGGCGCGCTGACCCCGCCGGCTGGGATCTACATCGTCGGCGCCATGCGATAGGAGAGTGTCACCATGTGGATCGCTCATACTACCGGTGCCGATCCGGTGATCATCGGCAACAGCCCCGACACCGACATCGCCGGCTACCTGCGCCGGGACTATCCCGACGCCACGCTCTACCGGTGTCACGTCCCCAACGCCCACAACATCGCCGCTCAACATCGTGACCAGGCCGAGGTCGTGTACACCGAGCAGCCGGGCGAGCCCGACGCCGACGGCAACCCGACGACGCAGATGGTCGGCGACTGGGAGCTGATCGGCAACTCGCTGGCGATCGACACCGAGGCGCCGGCCCTGGTCATGCTCGATCCAGACGGGGCCGAGGTCGGCCGGCTGCCCCTCGATTTCGTCCCCTAACCGCTGCAGGAGCCGCCTGTGTCACCTGACCCACTCGATTGCCCGACCTGCCCCAACGCTGCGGTCGTGTCCGAGCAACTAGCAGCGATCGTTAGGAGCCAATCCGAGTTACTGGCGGAGATGCGCACGCTCAGGGCCGAGGCCGTCAGCCTGACGGTCAGCCTGTTCGGCGGGCGCGGGGAGGACGGCAAACGAGTCGACGGCGCACTCGGCGAGCTTGACGACCTGCGCCGGGACGTGGCGGCGCTGCAAGCGCAGCGCAGGGGCCATTTTGAGCGGTGGATCGCTGCTGGGATCAGCGCCGCAATCCTCGCCCTCGGCAAATTGTTGGACTATCTGACCGCACGCCACTAAGGAGGCCGCTTTGACGCCCGAACAATCCGCACTCGCCTGGCTGATCGCCGCGCTGGGCCAGTACCTCGCCACCCACGCCGACGACCTGAGCGGTCAACTGCTGTTTGTCCTGCCGATCCTGACGACGATCATCGGCGGCGTACTGCCTCACGCCTGGATCGTGCGACTGCTGGCCCCAGTGGTCCGGCCGATTTGGAGGGTCGTCACCGCCCGACGCAAGGCCGCCGGTCCCGAGGTCGAGCGGTGAGCGGGGCCGCCATCGCCAGGTCGCCTGTCTGCGGCGTCGAGGTGCGGGCCATCGGCTGCGGCGTCTCGGCCCCAACCGTCGCTCAGTGGGTCGATCACGTCTATTTTGAGTTCGGCCGTGGGCTGGCCTTTTGGCGCCGGCTAGCAGGCGTGCGGGTCATCGAGCCCAATCACCCCGAGGCGCCGGCCCGGATGCGCTACTCGGCCACCAACACCAACCCCGCCGAGGGCCTCTACGATCCGGCGACCCGCCTCGTGTGGGTCAGCTCGCAGGCCGACGTGTGGGCCGTGATGGTCCACGAGATCGGGCATCACCTCCAGTACGAGTGCCGCTGCCTGCCGGATGGGTCGCCCGGCGGCCGTGCCCTGCTGGCCCTCTACGGTGCGCTGACCAACCGGCCGAGCGCCGAGTGGGTCGAGTGGATGGCCACCGACTTTCGCCGGGCGCTGTTCGAGTCCCGGCCTTTCCCTGGTGCCGTGCAATTTTTCCACGCCGTCGCTGCGGCAGGAGGTTACTGATGCGCCTATCGACGCACTTTACACTGGCCGAGATGACCACGAGCGAGACGGCGGCGCGGCGGGGATTGCCCAACAATCCCGGCCCCGCCGAGTTGTCGAACCTGCGGCGCATGGCCAACCTGCTGGAGCAGATCAGGGCCAAAATCGGCGGGCCGATTGTGATTACCAGCGGATACCGGGCGCCGGCCGTCAATGCCGCCGTCGGCGGCTCGCCGAATAGCGACCACATGCAGGGCCGTGCTGCCGATTGCCACCGACCAGGCCTGACGATGCGGCAGTTTGCGGAGCGGATCGTCGCCAGCGGCGTGCCGTTCGACAACCTGATTTTAGAGTTCGACTCGTGGGTACATATCGCCGTCGCGTCCGAGGGGGCAACGCCCCGCCGGCAGGTTGGCACGATCAGCGCCCGCACCGGCGGCAAATGGCGCGCCGGATTGCTGTAGGAGATCAACGTGAGCGGCCCAACCTACGTCCCTGACGTGATGCACTGCGGCGAGCTGATCCCCACTGGCACCGTCACATTGGCCGATAACAGGCGGTCGGCCGTGCTGGCCGCGGGCGCCTCGCTGCGCTCTCGCTGGGTTCGCCGGGGCGGGACGGCGCTCAGCACGTTTGCGGCGCTCGGCGCTGGCCTGACGCTGCGGGGCCGCTCGTCGGCGTCGCTGCCTCCCGGCATCGGCGATGACATGCCGCTACAGCCGGGCGCGAGTCAGTGGCTGCACAAATACGACGCCTCGCTCAACACGTTGCCGAGTTCGCAGGGTTTCAGCCGGGTCGGCAATTTCAGCAACGGCAGCGGAGCGGGCGTCGTCAGTGGTGGCGCATACACGATGACCACCACCGCCGCCTCTGCCTACTGGATTGTTAACCCGGCCAACTGGTCACGGGCCAACGACGTGATCATCGAGCGCCTGGGCCTACGGATCAACACCGGCCACCAGACCCGGTTTGAGCTGTACCTGGATGACGGCGCTAACCGCCGCATCGTCGAATGGCGCGGCACGGGCGCCAACAACCGCACGCTATGGGTTAACAGCGTGCAGGTCGAGGGCTACCAGTGGGACTATGACATCTGGTACGACCTGATCCGCGTCACCCGCTACAGCGGCAGCACCGTGACCAGCAGCAGGGTGTATGTGCGAGCCCGAGGCACTGGTACAACAGTGGATTTGACCGGCCTCGTGCAGATCAATGGCGGCGTCCAGCCCAGTGTGGTGGCGCTCAATACCTGGATTTTTGGCGCCGTGACTGCTGGCACAATCAATGTTTCGGTCGATTTCCTTGGCGCCTGGCAGGGTGCCGAGTGGGCGACGACGGCCCCGACCCGCGAGTGGGTACAGTTCGAGCTGTCCAACCCAACCGGCAGCCCGATCACCCTGACCGGCGTGGACCTACGCTCCAACACAGCAGCCCCGACGGCGGCCACGGTCGGCACGATCGGCGCCCTCGGTAGCAACGCCCTCGGCGTCATCCTCAACCCGGCAGCCGGTACCGAGGCGATCCGGGCTGACCTGTACGACGGGCCTACCCTCGTCGCCACCGACGGCCGCTACGTCACCGGCACCGATCCCGTAGGCCTGGCGTTCGGCGATCTGGCTGCGGGCTCGTACACCGTCACCGCCTACCCGATCAGCGAGGATGGCGTACCCGGAAACAGCGTGACGAGCGGCACCCAGGCCCTGCCACCCGTGGCGCCCTCGGTGGCCCTGGTGCGCTCAGCGGCCACGCTGGCCGCCGGCGAATCCTCCACCATCACGCCCACGCTCAACGGCGGGGCGACCGCCACCCTCGACGGCGTGGCCCTCGTCGACGGCGAGCCGGTGACCAACGCCACGGCGACCGCCGGCAGCCTGATCGGTCCCACGGCGCCCGTACCGCAGATCCGCCAGGCGCCAGTCCACCCACAGCCTCAGATCCGATGGAGCGACCCTGACATGCAGATCGTCTACTCGGCCACGCAGCCGACCAGCTACACGCTGCAGCGCAAGGCCGTCTCCAGCTCGACCTGGTCGACAGACGCCACCCAGGCCACCAACCCGGTCAACGTCTCGGTGCTGGCCTACGACGGCACCACGCCGGGCGTCTCCGTGGCCACCAACCACGGCTGGACGCTCGACACGAGCGGGGCCTACGAGTACCGGCTGCTGCCGACCTACGCGGACGGCAGCATCGGCCAGCCGAGCAACGCCCTGATCCCATCGGACCGGGAGGCGTTCGAGGTGACCGTGTCCGGACGGGTCGACGAGCAGCACGTCGGCAAGTCGGTTCGGGCCCAGCTCGATCAGCTGGTGGTCGTCGGCGGCCAGGAGTACCTCACCCAACGGTACGAGGCGACTGTCGCCACTGACGGGACGTGGGCGATCCACGGCCTGCCCGCGGGGACCCCGGCGGCGGTGGCCGTGTTCCAGTTCCCGGACGGCAGCCGCGCCCGCCGCGCGCTGCCCACCGCCGCCGGGTCGGCCTCGTTCGCCGGCCTGGTCGCACCCTGAGTTTGGCGCCGTAGCCTATTAGGCCGGAGTCACGACCCGGCCGCTGGGAAGCGGGCGGCGCCAATAGACGAGAGCCCCTGTCCCTCACGGGATGGGGGCTCTTTTCGTCGTTTGGGGTGGGTAGCCCGTGGCAAGATGCTACCCCAGTTGCTACCCAGGGCAAAGGTCACTGAAAAAGCGACCGGGCTATATGTCGCTCGGTCGCTGAGTTCTGGTTGGAGGCGGCACCCAGATTCGAACTGGGGGTGAGGATTTTGCAGACCCCTCCGGCCCCACGGCAGGCAACCGCTTGCCCGAAAATGCTTTCTAAGCCGTCTTGTGCTCAGCGGGTTTCAGCGGCTAACCTGGGCTTACCGTTGCCTATTGGTGATGGCAGGATGCTACCCCGGTTGCTACCCCAGGAACCCCACCATGGCCAAGACCCGTGCCGGTACCGAGTTTACTGCCCGCTGGCTGGACCGTGTCCCCCTGCCGGCCAGCGGCCGCGAGGAGCACTGGGACGCGATCGTCCACGGCCTGGGCCTGCGGGTGTCGGCGACGGGGCACAAGTCCTGGTTCGTCATCTTCCGCCCGGATCCCAAGAAGTCGGCGGTGAGGGTCACGCTCGGCAGCTACCCCGCCATGTCCCTCCTCGAGGCGCGCGATGCCGCCCGGGCGCGCATCGAGCTGGACCGTGCCCGGGCCTCCGATGACCACGCCGGCCTGACCGTCGAGCAGATGGTGCGGGAGTACTTGGAGACGTGCGCCAAGCCCCAGCTTCGCCCTAGCAGCCTCAAGCGCATCTCCCAGATCCTGCGCACGGACGTAGTGCCGGCGATGGGCGATCGGCTGGCGGCCGACATCAAGCGGCGGGACGTGATCGCCTGGGCGGAGCGGATCAAGGAGCGGGGCGCACCCGTCCAGGCCAACCGGGCCATCGCCGTGCTGCGACGGGTCTACAACTGGGCCATCTCCAAGGACATGATCGAGGTGAACCCCTGCGCCCAGGTCAAGAAGCCGGCGCAGGAGTCCTATCGGGATCGGGTGCTCACCGAGGGCGAGCTCCGCGCCGTCTGGCGCTACCTCGACCAGGAGGAGCCGACCATCGCCGCCCTCTTCCGCCTGCAGATCCTGACCGGCCAGCGCGGCGGCGAGGTGCGCAGCATGCGCTGGGAGGACGTCGACCTGCGCACGTCGGTCTGGACCATCCCCGCCGCCCAGTCCAAGAACCGGCTGGCCCACCGGGTGCCCCTGACGGCGCCGGCGATGGCGATCCTCGAAGGCCTCGGCGCTTCGCCCGATTCGAAGGGACCGGTTATTCCCGGCGGCAAGCCGCACAAGCGCCCGGAGCTCGCAGGCGAGGTCCCGCTATTCAACCCGTACAAGGCCGTCGAGCGGGTGCGGCAAGGCAGCGGAGTCGATTTCGTTCCCCACGACCTGCGCCGGACGGTGGCCAGCTACATGGCCCAGCTCGAGATCAGCGAGGAGACGATCGGCAAGGTGCTGAACCACGCACCGGCGACCATCACCTCGCAGCGGTATATCCGCCACGGCTACGACAAGCAGAAACGCGAAGCGCTCGACCTGTGGGCCGAGCGCCTGATGGCCGTCGTGGATTAGGTCCCGTGCTGGGCGACGACAGTATTGATCCAGGCATTCAGGCTGACGCCCTCCCGGTCGGCCCGGGCCGTCACATCCCGATGAAGAGCCTTAGGCATCCGCAAGGCGAACTTGCCTGAGAAGCCGGCTTCTGGTGCAGGCTCCGGAATCTCCGCACCATCTTCGATCGCATCTTCGATCCAGAGTTCGAGGCTGGTCTTGACCGACTCGATCGCCGCTGTCGGTGTGTCGCCACCGCCGCTGATCCGAGGGACTTCAGCGACCCGCGCCGCCCAATACGGGCCGTCAGCGTTTTCCGCCGGCCGCACCTGATAGGTGTAGGGCAGGCTCATGTAGTAGGCCAGATCCTTTGCCCGCTGAGGCGTCTTCGTAGCCATGTTCCCCTCCCTTACTCGCCGTCCAAAGCGGCGAGGCAATCCTTCACCAAGTCCTCGTGAGCGTGCTTCTTGCCGCCGTGGGGGATAACACCGATGATCGTCGGCTGGCCAGCCTTCTTGAACTTGCAGTGGCTGCCGCCCTTGGCGGTCTTCAGATCCCAACCGAAGTGCGTCATGACCGTGGCCAGGTCATCAAAGCGAACCGCCTTGGGATTGTTGCGGATCCCGGCGATCAGCTTCTCGATCTTGGCCATTGGTGGTGCCCTCCCCTGAGGCTTTTATAATATCGCCTGCGATATCGAAGATCAAGGGGAACGGGTATAAACGCCTGTGGGCGCCAGTGCCGCTCACTCATCGAACTGGTCGGCACTCCGCAGGGTGATGAGTTGGATCATCACGGCTTTGGCGCACCCTCCATCGACCAGGTGTCATCCTCCTGCAGGCGCTTCAGCTCCTGGACGAGCAGGCGGCCCAGCGCATCGAGGGCCGGGACTCCTTTGAGGTTCCGAAGCTGACCAGCGATCTGCCACATGATACGCCGGTCGAGGAACAACTCGATCCCCTGGCCTCGATGACGACGGACGACTCGGAACGGGCGTGCTTTCATGCTGGCAACCTTCATACTGGAAATTGTTTTCGATTATGAGGATAGCAAGGGGCCTGTGATCATTTCTAGTGCAGGGACGCCGCGCAGGCACGGTGACCTGGGCAGAGAGGTTTGAGGCGAAGCTGACCCTTATTTGCCGAGGAAGATCTGGGCGACGAGGACGATAATGCCAGCCAGGGCACTGATGCTCACGCCTTTGAGCCAGCCCATGTCCGTCTCAAGGCCATGGACGCGACGGTCGATCGCATTGAGGCGTTCGTCCATCTTCTCCATACGGCCATCCATTTTGTCCAGCCGCTTGAAAATGTCCTCGCACACGCTGAGGATGCGGTCAAAGCGGCTGTCGATCCGCTGCAGGGCGGCATCGAAGACCGCTGTCGTCACGTAGTCGGGTGGCATGGGCGGGTCGCCTCCTCCGCCCTTGATCGTAGCATCATCAGCCTTGGGATCTGCCGCAATGGCGTCAAACGTGCCCTGTAGGAGGGCCCACTTCTCAGGGAGACTGCTGGGCATCGGCGATCTTCTTTTCGACGTACTCAGTCACTTGGCGGTGCACGGCCTGATTGTTCTTCCTGAACAGTTCGTAGATCGACCCGATCAGGGCCATGGCGTTTGCGGCTGCCACCTTTTCCGGGTGGGCCTGGTTGTCAGTGATTGCCTGTAGCGTCAGCTTCCGCAGCTGGTTGTAGTTCTCGTTGATGACCTCGGCAATCTCGGCGTCACTTAAGCCGAAATACGGCAAATCCTCGCCGGCGCCTTGAGGATCTTCGCCACTCGGGTCTGCCACCGTCCAGCTCATTGGCCCTCCACGTGCCCGACGACGATCCCGACCACGTCGAAGGGGCGATTGAACTCGTCGATCGGCTCCTCGAAGCCATCGCCTGCGCCTTGGAGGATGCCGACGATGCTGTCGCCGTGCCGCTCCTTGGTCAGCGTCTTGCAGGTGTAGCTGCCGTCGTCACGGTAGCGGGCGATCACCTCGCGGCCGGACGGCACGCCGCGGCGCCAGTCGGGCGGGGCCTTTTTGACCAGGAGATGCGAACCTGGCGTGAAGCCGAGGCCCAGCATGGAATCGCCGCGGATCAACACCGCATGGTCGGCCCCCTTGGTGTCCGCGACCTGGAGCTCGCCAACGGGCTCTTCATCGGTGTCGGCGCCGAAGCCGCAGGCGACCTCGCCGAACACGAGCAGCTTGCCGGGCTTGGTGCGGGTCACGGCGGCGACGGCAGCGAGGGCCGTCTGACGCTTGCTGGGTATAGGCGCGGGCCGGGCTGGGGCTACGGCGGGCGGGGCCGTCTCGGCCGGCGGGTCGGGCCGGTTCACCCGGTGGTAGAGCTGCGTCCACTCGTCGAGGGACTTGCGCTCGGCCACGATCTCGGCGGCGGCTTCGAGCTCCTGGTCGTCGAGGCGGTCGCGGAGGGCTTCCCGCTTCAGATCTTCGACACCCACGCCAAGGACTGGAGCTAGCTTTTCGATGGCATCGTCGCCCGGCAAAACGAGCTTTCCAGAACGCGTGCGGCCGGTTTCAAGGTCAGAAAGAAAGCTGCGGCTTAGTCCGGACAGCTGCGCGACGCGGTAGGCGGTAAGCCCTTTGGCTTCCCGTGTCGCTTTCAGCCACTCACCAAACCGCATCCACAAGCCCTCTGTCCAAAGCTTACCCCTTGCGTACGTCAAAAAACATACTGATCGACAGTTGACGTACGGCCGTCGGTTGTCGTACAACCGATGTACGGCAATTGTCGAACGGAGGTAATCGATGCCCGTGATTAAGCAGGCACGGCTTCTGGCGGGCTTCACGCACCGGCAGGCTGCCGCTGCAATCGGTGTCGACAAAGACACGATCGTCAAGTACGAGCGGCCCGGCCGCACCAACTTCAGCACCGACATCCTCACCCGCATGGCCGACGAGTACGGCAAGCGCATCCCCGGCGGCCTGACCGTCGACCAGCTCCTCGGCCGGGCCCCCCTGACGGAGGCCGCCGATGTCGGGGCGTGATCTACCGCAGGGAGATCAAGCCCTCACCGCCCGCCTTGAAGTCATGCATCA